GGAATCGAGACTTGATCAATTATTCTCGGTCCTTCATCGGCACCACCGCTCGCAATGTGTCAACATAACCCGCTTCACGCGCGGTCCACATTAGAGTCGGATCACCCCTCGGCTAGAAGTCCGGCCGAAATCTCCCACACTCCATGGACTTACAGTAGGCCCCTGCCTACGAGAGGTTACAGGACAGACCACAACTTTCGTAACTGTTTTGACAAATGACGACCACATTCTCAGGTCTTTTCATTCGTAAGCCGCATACCAAATAATACCAGAACCCGTAGGACGACGTTTAAAAGCGCCGATTACCTGGCGGGGCCCCAATCTCCCTATTTTGGATTTTGCGCTAAGCTTACGCAGTTACTTCCACACTGTGACCCATCCTCCATCCGCAAGGAATGGCCATCCCTCCCGATGGTCGCGGATACGCTACCAAGATCCACTTCGTTGGTTCTCCCTTGTCGATTCCGGTCTCGCCTCATACCTTAAGGCTCTCTTCCTACAGGACGCGATACAACGGTTGTATCCTCCAAGGCTCCCGCATCACCGACTAGCACAACGCCCCAAAGTGGCAGTGAACCACCTTGGTCAACTCTCCGTGGCGACCCACAATGATGCTCCGAAATTTGTTCGAAAAGCTCGGAGATGGGTTCTTACCCAACACTATACGGCGGAGAGTGCTACCGGAGGAGACAACGACCTTGCGTTCCATCTTTTCCCCAGTCTGCAGGACCCTACTAGATTCAAACCTGATGGCTTCAGGCTCTAGTACGTTCGGGTTTAGTCCCAACACCGTGTCCAGCACGGCTGCATCCCAGAGTCGGACAGAAAGAGCCGGCCCCCTCTTCACCACAAGACCCTTCCCTCTATTATCTCGACGCTGACAGAATCGAAACTGCGTCAGCCTTGCTTTCCTGGGTTCAAAGAGTTTCCCCCTCTCACCGTCGGTCCACAAAGACCTACATGCACGCCCCAACTCTGCCAACTCAGGCTCCAGAATTTCGGAAAACTCCGGTTTCAGTAATGGCCCCTTAGCCATGGGATAGACTCTTTCAGAGGCTTTCTTGGTCTCGGGAGGATCCCTTAACAGGACCCTCCGAAACCACCACCTCTTCACCAAGAATCCAAACCACCGCCTCGGAACGACTGAAAGGGGGAGCTCACGGTTCTCAATCTTAGCCCTTACTAGCGGTTTCGAAAGTAGCCTTACAGCGGTTCTAAAAGAAACAAGATTGCACAACTCGAAGAGCGCACTTCCAGCTTCGTCGGGTTGGAGTTTATCCAAGAGCCAACCGAAATTCAATTTCCTTACGAATCTCATTCTTTTGACGTCCAGCATCATAGAATTCAATTCCAAGTACTCTTTACTCATTCCGGTCTTTTCTCGGTTCACTACCAGCCCAATCCTACTGGTCATACGCTCCCAAGAAGCAAAAGTCGTCTCCGAACCGCAAAAAACTATATCGTCCCCATTAATACGGACCTTGCGGCTTCGCTCACAATCACGAGAGAAGATGAGGTTATAACAAGCCTTGTTAAGCAGACATAAGACTACAAAACTCAACTTGCTTCCCATCATACTACCCCTCACAATGCTCACGTCACCACGAGGCCCACGGACCACCAAGTCCCTGAAACTCCGAAGGAGAATGTCACCAAGATCCTTTGGTAATGCCTCACAGAGAACCTCGACAGCGGCAAGAACAGCATCCTGGTTAAGAGAATCCGTAGCAGCGGCGTAATCGCCACTAATATAGACCTCACCAGGACGCCGATCAAGAACGACAGGTTCGAGATCCTCCACACAAAGCTGCCCCCTGACGCACCAGTGAAAAGAGGATATCCAGTCATAAGCTGCCTCATGAACCGGTCCCAACTTCTCTTTGACGTCAGCCCCCTGCATTGTAACCACCCGGAATTTTCCCTTTGTCTTTGCACAACCGAGACGCACTCGATTATACTCGGTACTCCTTTCTACACTCTCCAGATTTAGATCGTTAACCATGGCCCGAAAGCACTTACTGGTAGACCGATCGGCACAAGAGATATCAAAAGGCTTCCCATGGGCGGGCACAGACAGTGTACCTCCACAACCAGCCTTGAGCTCGAGACATCCCTTTTGATCAGGGATGATCGTCTCCTTCTCTCCCTTCCAGTCAAGCCACCACCTACTACCCATTGTCTCCCTCATCTGGGCCTTAAGAGAAGAACGGAATTCAGGATCAAGCGGTTCCAAGGGAACCGAGATCTTGCTAAGCCACTCCTCTTTCGCACCCTGTGATAGGGCCGGGTCACAGACACCACATGGTTCATCGAATATCCTTTTGGCACCCTTAAACGCCAAGAGCAACCTCGGAGATACCCTCTTCCCATGGTGAGTAGTGTTTTTCACCCACTCCTCCCAATCCTCCCTCACTTCTTTGCATAGCATCCCACGACTCCACGCTATCCCTTTCAGGATTAGCCCTTCGTCGAGTAGGACGCTGGTCACCACTTCAAGGTGACGCCGGATCCGCTTTGCTGCATAGCAAGCGGGGCCGAGCTGCGAATTCTCCCTTTGTTGAAACATTGTTTTCGCAAAGTTTTTTACCGGGTCGAACACGTTTCGGCAGGTGGCACGGATGTTTA